GTCAATTAGGATGTTCAACGAAGCAATGAAGAGATACTAGATATCTTCATTGTTAGTTGAAGATAAAAAGGATAGCTTCAAATAATCGGTGTAAAATCTAAAATCAATTTATATTATGGGTAAAATGAAATTTGTTTATGAACTTATGGAGTCACAAGACTATCTAGAGTTCGAGATAGCAGCATTCAAAGCTGCTGAGAAAGGAGAGGATCAATTCCTATTTCAAGATGGGGTGTACGATGTTAAATTTGCAGCGAGCGTATTAGCCTACATTTACAACAAAAAAGCAGAAGAAAGTGAACGAGAACAACGACATTTATTTGGTGTCCCAGACACCTGGCCTACTAACGACCTTTAACACAGCTACAGTTAGTGAAGCAGTTGAGTACCTATCCTCTAAACAAATCTTAGGGGTAGATACAGAGACAGAGGGGTTTGATTTCACATGTAAGAAACTTCTTATGCTTCAGATTGGGGATAAAGAAAGGCAGTATGTCATTGATTGTAGAGGGATAACTAATTCAGATGTAGAACAATTGAAAGTTTTGTTAGAGGATGATAGTATTGTTAAGATACTTCATAATGCTAAGTTTGATTACAAGTTTATCAAGCATTACTTGCATTCTAATCTAACTAACATTCATGACTCTTATCTGTGTGAGAAGATTCTACACTGTGGGAAGACAGACTTTGGGTTTGGACTGAGTAAACTCACTAGCAGGTATTTAGGGGTTGATCTAGACAAATCAGTACGTAACAGATTTGTTCAGTCATCATCAACCCCATTTACTGATGATCAGATTATCTACGGGGCAAATGATGTTAAGTATCTTATTGACATTTATCACAAGCAAGTGGAGCTTCTTGCATTGCAAGGACTACAGAACGTAGCTAGTCTAGAGAATCAAGCTGTTGTAGTATTCTCTGAGATTGAGTACAATGGGTTAGAGATTAATCTAGAGGAGTGGGGTAAGTTAGCAGCTAGAAACAAAGAAGAAAGTTTCTTATTAGAGAAACAATTAGATAAGCTGCTGCTATCATTCCCTGAATTCCAGGAGTACAAGGCAAAGAAACAATTAGATCTGTTCTTATCTGAAGAAGATTTAAAAGACTCAACAGTTAACTGGGATAGCCCTACTCAAGTACTTAAAATATTTCAATCTATATTCCCCAAGATTGAAGATGTAAACGGGAAGAAGTTAGCCCCTTATAGGTATAAGCATGAACTAATCAACGAGTACATTAAGTACAAGGAGAAGAGTAAGCTTGCATCAGCATTCGGGAGTAACTTTAACAGCTTTATTAGCTGTGATGGGAGAGTGCATACTAACTTTCAACAGATACTAGATACTGGACGAGTATCATCTAGTGAACCTAATATGCAGCAAATCCCAGCAACTAATGAGTATCGTAACTGCTTTACATGCCCACATGGGTGGGTGTTTGTATCCTCTGACTACAGCTCACAAGAACTAAACGTGATTGCTTATGGGAGCCAAGACCCTGTATTCTTACATGCCCTTAAAAACAATGAAGACTTACATTCAGTATGTGCTGAACTTGTATTTCAAGATACATGGAGGAATGCAGCTGAAGCAGACTGTGCTTACATGAGCGTTAAGCAGAAGTGTGAGTGCAAGCAACACAAGAAACTTAGGACACAAGTTAAGACAATCAACTTTGGGTTGGCTTATGGGATGGGACCTAAGAAACTTAGTGAGACTATTAACTCTACACTAGCTGAAGCAAAAGAATTGATTGATAAGTATTTCAAAGCTTTCCCTAAGATTAAGAACTTTCTTAATAATCAGGGGGAGTTTGGGAAGAGGTACGGATTTGTCACAACTTTTCATCCTTTCTATAGGAAGAGATGGTTTGATAACTGGACCCCAAAAATGTACAATGATAAAGACAGTTTTATGGAGCTTGGATCTATTGAAAGAGCATCTAAGAACACCCCAATTCAAGGGAGTTCAGCAGATATGACCAAGCTAGCTCTTGTATATCTTTACAGAAGGATTAAGAAGTTTAACTATCCAGTTAAGATAGTGATGACTGTTCATGATCAAATAGATACTATCTGCCCTGAAGAATTTGCTGAGGAGTGGAAGATTTATATGACTGAGGAGATGGAGAGAGCAGCTGTTAAAATCATAAAGAATGGATTATTAAAAGCAGAAACATCAATAACTAAAGTTTGGAGCAAATGATTAAAACCGATCAAGAGAAAATTAAAATTCTGAATTTACTTATGTGGTTGCAGGTATCAATCTATGCATCTGATGATTGTGAACCAATCAAATGGTTTTACAATAAGAAGACTAAGCATTCGTTAAAGGCTACACAGCAAGCTATTAATTCAGAGCATGGGAGAACTATTAAAGCTTTATGGGATGTAGATGGGGTACAGATGCCTATGGTTACAGAGGTTATGGATAAGTTTACTAAACTTTTAGCAGACATTAGTTACTATAAACTCCCTGATATTAATCTACTTCTTGAGCTCTATAACGAAGGCAAATTAGAATCATTAATCAAACTTCATCAAAAACCAAAAGAAAATGAGTAGCAACTATCCCCCAGGGGCTGAGCATGATCCAAATGCTCCTTGGAATGAACCCGAGTTAAGGTTCTGCCCGTATTGTCAGCAGCAAGAAATCAATGAGTATGAGAGTGAACACGACATCAATGCATTTGATGAAGGTTTAGTTTCATTATGCAGAGAATGTTATGCTCAAGACATTGCAGATCAGATGAGGGATGAGTATTAAACTTCTAAATTATGGAGGCACAACAACGTGTGTTAGAAAGAATAACTGTTCATTTAATCAATAAGATGTTTGAGTATGCTCATATCCCACAAACCTATAACGATATTAAAGATCGTAAAGATGAGTGGAGTAATGACTTTTCAATGACTGAAGCTCAGTACTTATCGTTTAAAAACTATGCTATCAGGTATTTTAAAAGAGAGTTAATAACCTCTTATTACAAAGCTGAAACAGAGTTTGAATGGTTTTTCATTATGTATGGGTTTAAGATTTCAGATAAAGCTAAAGAAACTAGCTTTGAGGATCTTGAATAAAAGTAATTAAAACAGTAAACCTGTAAGCATTTTTTACAGGTTCAAGTCCTATTCTAATTATTAGGTAGTCAGGTGGCGAAATTGGTAGACGCTAAGATTGACCCGCAAGGTCGATATTGTATAAGAGACGTAAGCGGACCTTATGCAGAATTTGCAAAACGCTGGTGGTACTGTTGCAACAGTAACTGGAAGAGAAAACCACAAATGGCATACAGGTTCGAATCCTGTCCTGACTACAAATGCTCCTATAGCTCAATTGGATAGAGCAACAGATTTCTAATCTGTAGGTTTCAGGTTCGATCCCTGATAGGAGTACTAATCAATTTAAGTTTAACCAAATACAAATCAAATGGAGTTATTAGTTATTATTTCAATCGTGTTATTATTCATGCTGATCTTTGTTAGTGTCAAAGAGATGCAGTTAAAGACAAAGTACAAAGCTTTAGAGAAAGAGCTCGAAGACGCTGTATCTACATTAGAGAATGTACTTATTGTTTACTCTAACAAAATTAAGAAGTTAGAGAAGTCTTTAGGGACAACTTTAAGACTTAAAAGAAAACCTGGTCGTCCACGTAAACTTAAAAGTTAACTTATGGGGGATACAGAAGTTTCAAAAGTCATGTTTACAATAGTAGAAACTGTTACTGGGATCCCGAAAGGGCAGTTTGTAGCAGCTACTAGAAAAAGACAGAATGTTATTGCAAGGTGCTTGTACATCAATCTAATGAGTATTTACTCTAATCTTACAGACTCAGTTATTGCTTCAAAGACTAAGAGGGAACGTACTACTGTGATTTATATGCAGAACTTGCATTCAGATTTAATGTGTGTTGATAAAGCTTATCAGCAGATGTTCTTTAAGTGTTCTGAACAATACATCAAGATGACGGTTCAAGACAAGACTCTATCAGTAGATGCTATTAAAATAGCTGAGAAATTAGACAATTTAGAAAGAGAAATTAGTATCTTAAGAAATGTACTAAACAATTTTAAAACTACTAAAACTAGAGTTAATGATGAATCAACAAGTATTACAGATTAAAGACACAGAACAGAGATTAGCACTAAAAGCATGGAAAGAGAAAGGGTTTAAAGGGTCAGTTATTGCAGGAACTGGTTTTGGGAAGAGTAGAGTAGGGGTGATGGCTATTGGGGAGATTCTACGTAGAAGAGAGGGGAAGGGATTACTTCTTGTCCCCACTATTCAGCTTCAAGATCAGTTTGCAGAGGAGTTTAAGAAGTGGGGTTATGAGGATATTTTAGATAGAGTAGACATACTTTGTTATGCATCAGCTTGTAAGTTAACTAACGAGACTTACACGATAACTGTTGCCGACGAGGTACATCTTGGGCTGAGCCCTATCTATCGTGAGGTATTCTTTAATAACACTCATGGCATGCTCTTGTGCATGACTGCTACACTCCCAGAAGAACCTGAGTATCGGACTTTGCTAATCAATCTTGCTCCCCCTGTGTACGTGATTACTCTTGATGAGTGTGTATCAAAGGGACTAATAGCCCCATACAAAATCAATTGTATATCCGTCAAGCTGACAGAGCAGGAGAGGAAGGATTATTTAGCTGCTAACAACATGTTTGTTCATTACAAGTACAAGCTTGGGCAATTTGATGCTTTTAACGAAGCTAACAGAATCTTAGGGGATAGGACTGCATCCCCTGAGGAGAAGAAGAATGCTACTATGTTTTATAAGGCCATTAGGACTCGTAAAGAGGTCGTGCAAAAGGCATATAACAAAATTCTTTATACTGCTCAGATTGCTAAAGCTTTCCCAGACAAGAAGATACTTACGTTTGGGGGGAGTAATGAGTTTACTGATTCCATGCATGAATCTATTGTATCAGAGAGTATTAATGCTGCAAGATACCACTCTAAACTTACTAAAAAGAATAGAGAGCTTGCACTTAAAAGCTTCAAAGACAATGAGGTACGTGTCCTTTGCTCCACTAAAGCTCTTAACCAAGGCTTTGATGTACATGATGCTAACTTGGGGATTATTTGTGGGTTAGATTCAAAAGCCCTGCAGATGATTCAACGAGTTGGGAGGTTATTACGACTATCTGATGCTGATAAAGTAGGGGAGGTTGTGATATTGTACGTCAAGGATAGTCAAGAGGAGAAGTGGCTGCAAAGTGCTATCAAAAATTTATCAAATATTAGTTGGTTTGATGATATTTCTTCTTATATTTGAGAAGGATTTGACTTAGAAAGTATAACAAAAAGCTTTATGGTAATAGAAATAGATACTGATAGGCTGATTAGCATGGGGTTATCCCCAGATGAGTTTGTTTTTCTTACGATGTCAAATCAAAATGCCTCGACACAGAATTTAAAGTTAAATGTTGATTTAGATTTATTGCAAACTAATGGGTGGGTGAAACTAGGGGAGGAGGAAGATCTAGTAATCCGTGATAAGTTTGAGACAAACACTGTCTCAGATTTTGATCAGATGTGGGCCGGACTCCTCTCTTGGTTTCCTATCAAAGTTATTGCTCAAGGAAGTGTCAGAATGCTACGAGCTCAAAATGCTGATGCAAAAGCAAATGAAAAGGCTAAGCTTAAGTACAAGAAGATTGTAGGGACTGATAAAATCAAACATGAACGTATTGTGAAGTGTCTTGAACGAGAGCTAGACTTTCGTAAACGAGGTAATTCTCTTGGGTATATGCAGATGCTGGAGACGTGGGTTAATAACCACAGTTGGGAGAAGTACGATTTTGTAGAAACAAAAGATGGAACAAACAAACCTGATATCGAACCAGGGAGAATCACAAGAAGCCTCTAACAATCTAGATGAAACTTTAAAAGAGTTTCGTCACATTTCAAAGTCAGTAGATAAGTCAATAGAAGAAATCAAGTTAGCTAAACTTGGGAACAGGACTGTCTTCGCTACTGGATGGAGTAGATTGAATAAGAACTTACTTGGGGGATTGCAACCTGGGAAAATGTATGTAATTGCTGGGAGACCAGGTGTGGGGAAGTCAGCTTTCTCTAACCAATTGGTCTTCGATCTTTTGGATAAGAATAAGGATAAGAAACTCATTCTCCTTTATTGGAGCTTTGAGATGCCAGACTATCAGCAGATTATGAGGGCAGCAGCTAACGATGTTAAGCTGCAATTCTCAGATCTCTATAGTATTGACTCCCCAATTTCTGACCAAAAGCTCAACGACTATGAGAAGGCTGTAGATAAGTATCGTAAGTACCCTATATTCTTCTGCTCTATTCCACAGAATATGGTTAAAATTAAAGAGGTGAACAACAGGGTGAACATTAGATTCCCACAACACACAATAATCAACCTCTTCGACCATTCAAGACTTATTCTTGGGACAGAAGATACAGAACTGCAGAAACTTAATCAGATTTCTAAAACTTGCATGTGGCTGCA